GATAAAGCCAGTGATATCGGCAACGACCTGATTGCCATGACCCCTTTGCGCCAACAGAACCGCGTAAGTCACCGCCGAAAAAACAGGCGCGCATCAGAGGAAGGATAACCTGGCTCAGTGGCGTGTCCACGACGTACTCGTTGAGGGTGTGGAGCCACGCCTCATTTAACGATGAAATAGCGATTGGATTTCGCGTTGAACGAAGGCCTCCAGCTGGAGGCCTATTTACTTTGTCCTCCCTATGAGATCCCATCGCTTTTCTCTCGGATGCACGTTTTTGACGAAAACATTATTCACATAAACCTTCATCCTGTCAATAAGAAACTCACGTAAAATGATGTTGGTGACTGGTATTTTTTTGCGCTGGGAGGCTCAACGCGCGCGATCTTTGATCACGAGGCGCTGGAGTCGAGGATGTCGCTCATTGTCACCGTCCGAACGTTGGCCTCAATTGAAATCGTGAATATCCAAATGACTTTGGATCGGACTGCCTTTCCGCTGGAAGCGACAGATCGAATCACCTGGCTCATCGAGCGATTTGCCGAGTGTTGGCGGGAGCTGCGCACCCCGAGCTGATCGGCGCGATGCCGCGGCGCCATCGAAGCCGCGGGATTGCGCTGGCCATTAGGATCAGTCAATCACGACCGGCTGCGCCAGGATCCGACCATAGCAACGCCGGCGGCAAGCTGTCGCCCTATTGCAAGGATTGTGTGCGTCGGCCGGCAAACTGATCTGTTGCTGGTTTAGCCGGCACAGCGCCGCGCTGGTGTCCATCACTGGCCCGCAGATAGATGTCGTTTAATTCGACAACATATTGGGTGACGAGTACCAGGAGACGATCTTGCCGCAACGAGCGAGTCGTGCTGGCGATTGTGGGGTGCTTACGGCGCCCGGCAATGATGCTCGTTGCGTTGTATCAGGGCATCGAGTCGCGACAATGCCCACATCTCCGTCAGTTCTCCCGCGGCTGACTAATTGAGTGCGCAGGAACGCACCATCGCTTCGGACAGCCGGTTCAGCGGTCACGAGCGCGGCCGGCTAGCCCGAATTTTTCAGTTTTTCCTGCTGCAGGGCTTGCCACTCCACGGAGCCGCGAGCCGGAATGAGTGGAGCGGGTTGCGGCTTACGACGTTGCGCTTCCGCCGCTTGGGCTTCGAACTGCAGCCGCATGAACTCCTTCCACCACTGGTACGAGGACGGGCGCTTGAACCAGTCGAGGAACTGCGCGGTCGAATCGACCTGGTCGTCATGCTTGCCGTTGGGGAACACAGTCATTTCATGAAGATATTCGGCGAGCCATGGCGCCGTCTCGGGGATGTGGACAAAGCCGTTCTCGATCAGCGCGGTCTGCGCGTGCAGCCGCATGATCTTCTCGCAGGTCGGCTCGTAGCGCGTGACACGATGGCACCCGTCCGAGATCAGCTCCTGGATCAGCTGGGTGCCTGAGGCTTTGTCCTCGATCAGCACTACGTTCGCATCGTAAAGGCTCTGCTGCTCGCGCACCGCGCGCTTGAGCGCCGGATAATCGAGCCGCCGGCGGAAGAGACCGATGAGGAAGACGTTCTTGCCGTTAACGCCCCAGGTCGTGCACACCGAGAAATCGCTGAGCTCGGTCGGCTTGTTGGCAGTATCCCAGCTTTGCACGATGCGGTCAAAGCGGTCCGGTAACTCGCTTTCGCGATAGCGCTTGAACCACGCCGCCTTGACCAGACCGCCGCCCAATGGCGCGGGCGATTGCTGATACTGGCCGGCAAAGTTGTATTCGCCAAGCGTGCGGCGAATGCGGTCGAGGGTTGCGAGCGGCTCGCGCTCGGGGTGCAACGCTTCACCCTGACGGCGCCGAAAGCGTCGCGGTCCCCAGATCGTCTCGATGCGGTGGACCTCGTCGGTTTCGGCGATCGCCGAAAAGCTCAAAACGTCCCACGGCTCTTGGGCGAGAACGTGGCCGACGAGGTCGTCCTCATGCAGCCGCTGCATAATGATGATGATCACACCGTGCTGCTTGTCATTGAGCCGGCTGTAGAGGGTATGGTCAAACCACTCGTTGCCCGCTTTACGCTGCACCTGCGAGAGCGCCTCCTCCGGTTTTAATGGATCATCGATGATGATGATGTCGGCGCCGCGTCCGGTCAGCACCCCGCCGGTCGAGGTGGCCAAGCGATAGCCCTGGCGGGTGATGATGAACTATTCAACGGCTTGGCGGTGACCGGCAAGGCGGGTAGCAAAGATCCGCCGATACCACGGGGCCATCGTGATGCTACGGCAATCGCGGGCGAGCTTGTCGGCGAGATCCTGGGCTAGCTGACGCACAGGATCTGGGCCGACGGGTCGTGCCCGAGACACCAGGCCGGGAACGCGATCGACACCATCAATGATTTGAGATGCCGCGGTGGCAGGTTGATGATCAACCGACGGATCTTGCCTTCGCGCACCTCCATCAGCTTCGCGGCGATGACCTCGAGATGCCAGTGCATCGCGAGCTTGGCCTGCGGATTGAGATCGCAAAAGCAGCGGCCGACAAAAGGTAGATAGTCCTCCCGCAGCACGAGCGCGTACTCGGCGAAGGTCAGGTCACTCATCGACCTCTCCTTTTTTGCGCGAGAGCCGAGCCTTGAGCTGCTCGATGACCTCTTCGTCCGCCGCGGTGAAAGCGGAGGGCTCATCTGCAGCCGGTTCAGTCTGGCCTTCAATGTCGCGAAGAATCTCGAGAAGCATTTTGACCGCGCGCCAATCGCCGTTGGCCGATTGGTTGACGAGCTGCTTGATGATGGCTTCCCGCTTGCTGACTTTTCGCCGCCGGCCATTCTCGGTGACAGTGACCGGCTCGTTGAGTGCCTCACTGAGCAGGGTCGACAAATTTTTCGATCCGCTCGAGCGGCCTCGCGGGTTGCCGGATTGACCCTTCTTGAACCGAGTGCTGCGGGGTGGCTTCCCATAACCCACTTCGTAATCGCGCTGCTTATCAAACGGCATTGGCGGCCTCCACCTCGCGCGCGAGGTCGTCAAAGCTGCGGCCGCTCGCGGCATGGCGGGCGCTGCCGCCCGTCAGCGCCTGCCAGCGGCGGATGATCGTGTCGACACGAGGGGGGTCGAGCTCCAGCCCGTAGCAGCGCCGCCCAGTGCGCTCGGCGGCGATCAGTGTCGTGCCGCTGCCGAGGAAGCTGTCGAGTACGATGTCGCCGCGAGCTGAGCCGTCGAAGATTGCATCGGCGACCATCGCCACTGGCTTTGCGGTCGCGGGCAGCGCCCGCGAATTGCCCTCCGCGCCGCGGCGGAGGACTGACTTGGCCTCGGGGTAATGCCACACATTGCTACGCTTGCGCCTGAACCGGCCGAGTTGAACGTTGGTGCGGTGCTCGGCGCGGCCGCGCTTGAAAACAAAGATAAGCTCATGCTGGTTGCGGTAGAACGAGCCCCTCCCGCTCTTGTCTTTGACCCAGACACAGAGATCTTTGAGCTCGTCATATACGTCTCGGCTGGCGACCAGCAGCTCTTCGGCATGGCGCCAATCCACGTAGACGTAGTGCAGCGAGCCGTCGATGCTAAAGGCGGCGAGATTGCGGAAAACTTGGCCGAGAAAGGCGATAAATTCGATCGCGCTCCTCTCGCCGGTCACCGGGCAGGGGCGACGATCGATCGTCCCGAGACCGCTCACGTGACTGTGGATCGGCCCGTTGTCGGGAGGATCGCTGAACGCCGCGGCGGCGCGCTCCTCACCCATCACCGCGGCGAAGGCGCCGGCGTCGACAGCATCGCCACACAACACGCGATGCCGACCGAGCAGCCATAGATCCCCAAGCTTGCTGACCGGCGCGCCGTCCGGGTTTTGTGGGACGACGTCGGCGGAAGCGTTATCTGGTCCGGGGAGGCGATGGAGTGATGCGATCCGCAGATTGATCTCGGCCATCTCGAAGCCGATAACGTCGATGCTGAAATCGAGACCGGGCAAGGAGAGGTCCCTGAGCTGCTCCGCCAACAACCGGTCGTTCCAGGTTGTGATTTCGGCGAGCCGATTGTCCGCGATCCTGAATGCGCGCGCCTGCGCCGGGGTCAGGTGATCGAGGCACAGCGTCGGCACCTCGGTCCAGCCGAGCTCTTTTGCGGCGAGCAGTCGGCCATGGCCGGTGATGACATTCCCGTCGCGATCAATGAGGATCGGGACGTTGAAGCCGAAGGCCTTGATGCTGCCGGCGATTTTCCCGGTCTGCTTCTTCGTATGACGCCGCGGGTTTGCTGGGTCTCTTTTTAGCTCGTCGATGCGGCGATAGATGACCGACGTTTCATGCGGAACGCGTGCGCCGGCGACGGGGGTTACGGGATTTTTCATAAGAAATTCCTGGAATGTTACGTCGGTGCGCCAATCCGCGCACACCCCAGGATGTAGCCCCTCGGAGCCGAAGGTCTAATTCGGCAAATCCGCCATCGTCGTTTTTTTGGCGGCCGAATTCCGGCTAATTCTATTTGGCCTTTATCGATCGCCGGCCCTGTTTCTTCCAGTCTACGGGCGCCAGTTGCTCCCGCAGCTCACGTAAGCGGGCTCTTGTAACCCGTCCCCCAAACTGCTGTTTTGCTGCCTCCCAATCGGCCTCGCCCGACGCCGCTTCGCCTCGCTCCATTAACTCCGAAACTCGTTTCTCGTACCACTCGCGCAGATCTCGGTCGGATAAAGGAGGTGCGCGTGTGGTCGGTGACCCTCCAAACTGCTGTTTTGCTGCCTCCCAATCGGCCTCGCCCGACGCCGCTTCGCCTCGCTCCATTAACTCCGAAACCCGTTTCTCGTGCCACTCGCGCAGATCTCGGTCGGATAATAGAGGTGGGCGTGTGGTCGGTGACCCTCCAAACTGCTGTTTTGCTGCCTCCCAATCGGCCTCGCCCAACGCCGCTTCGCCTCGCTCCATTAACTCCGAAACCCGTTTCTCGTGCCACTCGCGCAGATATCGGTCGGATAAAAGAGGTGGGCGTGTGGTCGGTGATCCTGGTTGGGACGCTGTTTGAGCCCGGTCATCAAAATCCGGTGGACCCGCGTGGCGAGACAATTCCGTGGAGGAGAGATCTTGTGAGCCGCCCTCAGCAAGCTCTCGCGCATTGATCAGAACCCCATACCAGACGGTTTTCCCCGTCCTCGGATCAACCGCATCGACAATTCGAAATTCGAGCCGCGCGAACTCGGCGGGATCGATGATTTCAAGGGGTAAATGCGGGGCCCGGCTGCCTTTTGCCGTTACGCCATTCATCAACTTATCGCAAACCCTTCGTAAACCCCTCTCATAACCTCCCCGAGCGGTTTGCACGTCCGCCTCCTCAAAGCGGGTCCGAAATGCACTTCGCGCTTCGGCGTCGTTTGCATCAGCATCAATTGAGGCAGATACGATCGGCGGAAGCAGTTGTATCGCCTTTATGAGCAGGAGGTGTGTGTCACGGGCTTCCAATGCTTTTGCCCGTTCCAGATCTCCGGTAGCCTCCAGCACCACAGCCTGAGGTATGTTCAACCATACGTCTGGCAACACATGCCCCCGAGTCATCGGCCATCAGCCCACCCATACACCATCTACCCGTCAACAAAACGAGAATCTGATCTGGGTGCCGGCTCCCTCGTTAACCTTTTGACCGTGCAGAATCGCGGGCCCAGCCTGGACCTCTCGAATCTCGAGCCGTCGCTCAAGTAGCCACACCGTTGGGTGCTTCAGATCGGCCCCAGCGGATACCAGCGTCCGCTGCCGACGGCCGGCCGGCCGTGGAACCGGCGCGAAATCGAGGATCCTACACCCTTACGGCTCCAGAAGGGCGTCACCCTCACCCGGCGCCCCTCGCGGCGGCAACCTGGCCATGGCTTCGTTGGGCAGCGATGGTCATCGCCGAATCATTGCGACCGGGGACGCCACGGGAGCGCCAAAGCTCGTCCTGCAGCCTCGGTCCTAGCA